GGAAGTCAGTTCTATACCGGCTGGAAATACTATCTGAACCCGCCAGCAAACATCGAACCGGCCGCGTGGCCGCATATCCTGTTGTTCGGTTCGCGTCGGTCTAATGAGTTGCCGAAATTTTGGTTTATCAAGCGGCAAGTTGTGGGGATCGATAGCACTGATGCAAGCTGGCATTAAATATGTTGTTGAATGCTGTTGACATGGGCTGAAGCGGTGCTTAGGTTCCAAATAACGGGAACAGAAACCCGTGTCAACGGAGAGCGAGGAAGAAAATGGCGAATTTGAATAAGGCTGATACTGGAAAGCTTCAGCGGGCAATCGAGGGGCGCAACAGTTCGCAGGGCTACGTTCTTGCGACCAAGCAGGAATTCAAGGCGCTTCTGGACGGCGGCCTTGTCGAAGCCAACGAAACGATCAAGGACGGCAGCAAGGTGGCGATGCGCGCGAGTGACGCGGGCGTGACGGCGTGGAACGCGCTGAACCCCACGGGCGCAACCACTGCCCCGGCGGGCGGCGTCGATAGCGGCGGCAATTCGTTCAAGATCACGAAGGGCATTGCGCTTCCGGCGATCAAGCGGCGTGTTGGCGAAGTGACCGGATCGAAGTATCCGTTTGATGCGATGGAAGCGCCCGGACCCGAAGGACCGGCCAGCTTCCACGTGCCGAAGACGGCTGAAATGCCGAACCCGGCGAAGTCCATCGCTTCGTCCGTCACCGCTGCGAACATGCGCTATGCGGAGAAGGCCGAAGGCACGCACAAGACGCCGAAGGGCAAGGAAGTTCAGAACGTCAAATACACTCGGCACTATCAAATCCGGGCGGTCGGCAAGGACGATCCTGACGGCGAAGGCGCTCGTATCTGGCGCACCAAGTAAGTTGCATCGAAGGCGGACCACGGAAAGCCGGGCTTTTGCCCGGCTTTCTTTTTTCGCCTAACTCGCTATATTCAGGGCTCCGTATGGGGAGTTCCGGCGATGTTGCAGTCAATTATTGACGCGGTTCGGAGCGAAGCAACCAAGCGCAAAATTCCCCTAGCGAACGCTTTGGCGTGTGTAAGCGTCGAAAGTGGCGGCGAAATGACCGCAACTGTCAACGGCAAATCCGAACCGATAATCCGTTGGGAAGGTCACTACTTCGACCGGCTAGTCAAGCCCACACTCCGCGATAAAGCGCGGCGCGACGGGCTCGCATCTCCGAAAGTCGGCGGCATTTCGAACCCGGCTTCTCAGGAAGATCGATACAACAAGCTTCTGTTCAAAGCGGCGAAACTTGATCGCGAAGCCGCCTTTGCGAGCGCGTCATATGGTGCGCCGCAAGTCATGGGCGCGAACGCCCGATCACTCGGCTACAACAGCGCCGAAGAACTATACTTGGTGATGAAGAACGGAGCCGCTGGACAGATCGAAGTCATGTTCAAGTTTATCGACAAGAATGGGCTTGTTGATGAACTTCAGCGCGGCGATTTCGCCGGGTTCGCCCGCGTCTATAACGGGCCGAAGTTTCGCGCCAACGGCTATGACACGAAAATGGCCACTGAAGCAAAACGGTTCGCAAAGCAATTTCCCGATGGAAGTTATATTATTTCCACGGGCGGCAAAACCTTGAAACCTACAGCAACGCTTCAATCGTCAACGATGCTTCGCGTCGGCACTTCCGGCGCGCGAGTTCGCGAAGCGCAATCGCTGCTAAATCGAGCGGCTGTCAAATACGGCTTGACAGTGATCGAAGTAGACGGCGATTTTGGGCCGACAACGCAAACCGCTGTTCTATCCTTTCAACGAGCCGTTGGCTTCGTCGGTGCCGACGTTGACGGAATGATCGGGCCGAAGACTTGGACGGCTCTTGATCCGTTTCGCGCGGCCGGCGGGGAACAACCGGGGCAGCTTGGCGCTTTGGACACTGACGAAGCGAAAACCGGCGGCGTGACAGCCGGGGGCGGCGTAGCGCTCGCAGCGGTCATCGATCAAGCCAAGGGCGCGCTGTATCCGCTTACGGGCTCTGGCGGGCTTACAGACACGATCTACACCACTCTAACGCTTGTCGGTGTTGCGTTGGTCATTGGCGGCGTAGCTTGGGCCGCTTACGGCTATCTAAAGAGCCGAAAGACGCATGGCATTTCTATCAAGTCGGTGGCATAATGCCGCTGCTCGGTTTGGTTCGGTTCTTTCTTCCGGGCAGCGACAAGCTAATTGTCGGCCTTATGCTGGCGGCTGTTTACGTTGGCGTCGTTGGCGCGGCCGGATTGGCATATGTGGGCTGGCGTCACCATCAATACATGCGCGGTTGGGATGAAGCGCTGGCGTATGTTGCGAAGCAAGACGCGAAGTCTGCAAAGGTTGCGACCGATGCGAAGAACCGCGTTGATAACTGCTACGATACTGATGGAGATTGGGATGGTGCGAAAGGCGTATGCGTGTATCGCAACGGCGCTCTTTCTGGCGTTAGCGGGCTGTTCAGTAACAACTAATCGACCGGCTTCAGTAGCCGGCGAATGCAAGATTTTCAGCGCTCCCGCGATCTGGCCGGAAGGCAAAGAGCGGTCTGATCAGCGTTGGATTGATCGCAACGTTGAGGCGGGGGTCGCATCGTGCGAATGGAAGCGTCCGAAACAGAAGATCAAGCCGGTGAAATGAACACAACTATAACTGTTCCACGCGGCTTTAATCTCAATACGGTCGTTCAGATCGTTGGGTTTTTGGTGCTGTTCGGAACAGTTGTTGCCGGCTGGTCGAACCTACAGAATAATCAAACCAACTTTGGTAGGTTCATCGAAGAACAGAAATTGTTCAATGGCAAAGTCGAGGAACGTTTTGTAAATGGCGGCAAAATCCTGTCGCAAGTGCCGGTCTTACAGAATGATCTAGCGCGGATCGAAGCCACAAGCGATAAGGCGAATTCCGCGCAAGATGATCGTATCGGGCGTCTAGCCGATAGTGCAAACGATATACGATCCGGTGTTTCCGATCTGAAAACGCAATTAGCTCTTGTCAAGCAAAGTTTGGATCGTATAGAGGCTTGGGGTGACATAGTGCAATCACCTATAATGCGTAGGCGCAATGGATCGTCCGACGTTCCTAACTGAAGCTCTCGAACGCGATCTTATTACGGAGCTTCTGAGAACTCCGAAGGACCACTACGGAGCCTGTCGCCGCGCGCTTGCGCGACAGACAGAGTTCAAGGATACCAATGTCAACGGCGTTGGCCTGAACCTACAGCGATATTTCGAGTTTGATGAAGTTCTTCAGAACCGATATTTTGACGCGATTGAAGGCGCTGATCTTTCTTCGCTACCGAACAAAGCTGTCATAGCGAGCGAAATACTTGATCTGGCGCGTAAGGCGACAGACAAGGGCGAAGCGTCGCAAACAATGCCGTCAATTGGAGAACGTGACTTTGCTTTGCGTGCTTATCGTCTATACGGCGAAATCACCGGCATGATTGACAAGAACGGAATGCAAGCTGCTATGGTCAATAATGGCGTTATCGTCAATAAGGTCATGGTCATTCCGCCCGCTATGTCACTTGAAGACTGGTCAGCGCACGCCAAGGGGCAACAAGAAAAACTAATCGATGCTTCTGTCTCAGCCAAAAATTGAAATAGGCTGGCGTCCGATACCGGATAGCTCGCAAGAGCTAGCCCTAAACTCGCCTTGCCATCATACGCTCTACACGGGCGCTCGCGGGCCGGGCAAGACTGATACTCAGCTTATGTTCTTCCGCAAGAATGTGGGCATGGGTTGGGGCAAGTTTTGGCGCGGGATCATATTCGACCGCGAATACAAGATGCTTGACGACTTGGTGTCCAAGTCTAAGCGTTGGTTTTACGAATTTGGTGACGGCTCTGTGTGGCTTACCGCTAAATCTGATTACAAATGGGTTTGGCCTACAGGCGAAGAACTCCTAATACGATCAATTGATAAAGAGGATGACTATTGGAACTATCACGGTCAAGAATTCCCTTTTATCGGATGGAACGAACTATGTAAGTATCCTAACGACAAACTTTACAATATGATGATGAGTTGCAATCGATCATCATTTACGCCTGAAAAGGATACCCCACAAACAGGAAGACTAACGCGCCCGGATGGATCGATCATCTATGATCGGGCCGCAGGTCTGCTAATGCCGCGAATTCCGTTGCGAGTGTTCGCGACTACAAATCCGTATGGTCCCGGTCACAATTGGGTAAAGCGGCGCTTTATCACGCCCGCTCCATATGGCGTGCCAATCAAGCGCGAGTTCGAAATCTTCAACCCCGCGACCAAGCAAGACGAAATCGTTGTCAAAACCCAAGTGACGATCTTCGGCACTTGGCGCGAGAATATCTATCTTGCGCCTGAATATATCGCTGAACTCACGTCAATGGAAGACGAGAACATGCGTAAAGCATGGGAGGAAGGCGATTGGAACATTGTTGCTGGCGGCGCAATCGATGATCTTTGGAAGCCGAACATTCATGTAGTGCCTCGTTTCAACGTTCCGGCCGATACTTATATTGATCGATCATTTGATTGGGGTTCTACAACGCCATTCCATATCGGATGGTGGATGGAAACAAATGGCGAAGAATACGACTTGCCCGGCGGTCGAAAATGGTGTCCCGAACCGGGAAGCTTGGTTCTTTGCCATGAATGGTATGGTGCAAAGGAAATCGGGACTAACAAAGGGCTGAAGCTTTCCGCAACTGACATTGCAACTCATATAATTGAAATTGAGACTGAACTAATGCAGAAGGGATGGTTCGGAAAACAACCTGAACCGGGTCCGGCCGATAACCAAATCCGCAACGTCAACGATACGGGCACCGACACGATTGAAAAATTCATGGCGGACGAAGGCGTATTGTGGGAAGCGTCCGATAAGTCTCGCGGCTCGCGGAAAGTCGGGCTTCAGCTATTCAGGGATAGGCTTTCGGCAGCTATTAAAGGGGAAGGTCCAGCGATCTATTTCATGGATCACTGTCGGGCCGCTATTGACATTTTGCCGTCTTTGCCGCGTGATCCTGATGACCCTGACGATGTTGACAGCGAAACCGAAGATCATCCTTGGGATAGCACTAGGTTTCGAGTGTTGAAGGGCGTCAACCGCTTCGTAACTGAACTAGACTTCCGGTTTGCAACCTGATGGCTAAACAACCGATGAAGTCGAACACGAATGCCCCGCACGCTGGCGGCGTCGGAAACGTTCGGTTTGTTCGCGATGAAGTTCGCAAGTATCTTCCGCAATATAATCTGATTAGGGATTGCATTGATGGCGAAATGACCGTCAAAGGCAAAGGCGATGTTTATCTCCCGCGCCCCGATCCAACCAATACAACTGAACAGAATAGAGCGCGATACGCTCAATACGTCCAACGCGCTGTTTTCTACAATGCTACGCGCCGAACGCAAGCCGGGCTCTTAGGCGAAGTATTCGCCATTGATCCAATAGTTGAAATTCCAAGTTCATTGGAGCCGATGCGCGTTGACGCGACCGGCGGCGGCGTGACGCTCATTCAGCAATCGATTGAATGCTGCAACAACGTGCTTGCGTATTCACGGGCTGGCGTATTCGTTGATTTCCCACGCACGAGCGCGCCAATATCGCGCGAGGAACAAGAGCGCGGCGACTTCCATCCGACAATCAGCATCTTCCATCCGTGGCAGGTGATCAATTGGCGCGTTACGCCGAAAGCTTCGAAGCTTATTTTGTCGCTTGTTGTGATCGAAGAATATTATGAAACACAAGATGACGGGTTCGAAGTCAAGAAAGAAAAGCAATGGCGAGTATTGCGCCTTGAAGGCGGCGTTTACAAGGTCGATATTTACAAGGGCACGCAAGCGGGCGTTGTCGGCGCTCCTGTCACCGTCACGCCGCTTGACGACGCCGGAAAGCCTTTCGATGAAATCCCGTTCAAGTTCGTCGGATCAAAGAACAATGATCCGACGATTGATGCGCCGCTGCTTTATGACTTAGCAAGTCTGAACATGGCGCATTACCGCAACTCAGCGGATAATGAAGAAAGTTCATTCGTTGTTGGACAGCCTATGTTTTGGTTTGCTGGTCTGACAAAGCAATGGGTAAAGGAAGTTCTAGGCGGGCGCGTTGAAAGTGGATCACGCGCGGCTGTTCCGCTTCCTGAACGCGCCAGCGCTGGCATTCTCCAAGCCGATCCGAACACCATGCCGAAAGACGGTATGGAGCATAAAGAAAAGCAAATGGTCGCGCTTGGCGCGAAGCTTGTCGAAAACCGTTCGGTTCAACGGACGGCGAGCGAAGCGACGATGGATCAACGGACGGAAAATTCGATCCTATCGACGGCCGCAAACAACGTGTCTGATGTTTTCACTTGGGCGCTTCAAACAGCGGCGAAGTTTGTCGGCGCGGCTGATAGCGAAATCAAGTTCAAGTGCAACACCGAATTTGCTGTTGATAAGCTATCGCCTGAAGATCAACAAGCGCTTGTCGCATCGTGGCAAGCTGGCGCAATCGACTTTACGGAGATGCGTGAAGGGCTCCGCAAGTCTGGCATTGCGACAAAGACGGACGATGAAGCCAAGACTTCAATCGACAAGGAAGTTAAAGAACGCGACAAGCGCGAACTCAGTAAAGCTACGGCAATCGCCAAGGCGCAACCGAAACCCGTCGCTGGACCGAAGAAACCGGCAGCGAAGAAACCCGCGAAGTAGGAGTTGAACTATGGCGTTGAAATTCCGTATCACGAAGTCCGCTTTCGATAAGCTGGACGATGCGACGAAAGAACACTACGAAGCGGACGGCGACAAGCACTACAAGCTTGAAGTTGACGGGATCGAGGATACCGCCGAACTGAAGCGGGCCAAGGATCGCGAGAAAGAACGCGCCGACGAACTCGCGGAAGAACTGAAGTCGGTCAAGAAAGAGAAGAAAACGTTGGAAGACGCGGCCGGCGAAGGCGGCGCTGATGTTCAGCGGCTCACACGCTCGCACGAAAGGAAGGTCGCAACGCTTACGGAAGAACACAACGCGACGCTCGCGGGGCGCGACAGTTTCATCCGTGAAACGCTTATCGACGGCCAAGCGCTTACACTGGCGACAGAAATCAGCACGGTTCCAAGCATCATGGCGGATCACGTCAAAAAGCGCTTGGACGTTGATTTCACTGGCGAAAAGCCGAAGCTGGTCATCAAAGACAAGGACGGCAAACCGGCTCCCGCGCTGAAGCTTGCTGATCTGAAGACAGAGCTATTGACAACGGCCGGACTGAAGCCAATACTTGTGGGCAGCAAGGCTAGTGGGAGCGGTGCTCAGAAAACTAACTTGCCAGCCGGGAACAGCAGTGCTGCCCCGCAAGGAAATGCGAACCAAACGGCTGACGTTAACGCAATGTCGCCGGGTGATTTTGTGGCGAAGGTTCGCGCGAGCCGTGAAGCTGCTGGCAAAACCGGCGAGCAGCAAGCGGCCTAACTTGCAGGGGTGAAGCAATGGCGCTTTCTGATTTCGCAGTTTTCAGCGAATGGGCGTATTCCGGCTTTCAGGAAGCGCTTGATTACAACATCGATCTGTTCAATTCCGCGTCGGCTGGCGCTATCGTGCTTCGTTCGAAGTCGCACGTTGGCGATTTCAGCGACGAAGCTTTCTGGAAACGGATCGAAGGCTTGGTTCGACGCCGTAACGTTTACGGCAGTGCGACACTCGCCGAAGTCAATCTTGAAATGATCGTTGACACGATGGTCAAGGTCGCTGGCGGCACTCCGCCGGTGCGGATGGACCCGGCTTGGTTCGAATGGATCAGGCGGAACCCGGAAGAAGGCGGCGCGCTCTATGGCCGGCAACTCGCGGTCGATATGCTCGCGGACATGCTGAACACGGGTATCATGGCCTTCGTGTCGGCGTCGGTCGCTGAAGCGGAAGTGTATCTGGACCGAACCGCCGATCAAATGACGTGGGCGACGTTCAACGATGGTCAAGCACTGTTCGGTGACAGGTCGCAAGCGATCCGCGTTTGGGTCATGCATTCAACGCCGCTGTTCGCTCTATGGGGCAACGCGCTGGCAAATGCCGAAAGCCTGTTCACGTTCGGCACCGTCAACGTGAAGACCGATCCGTTCGGCCGTCCGATCATCATCACCGATGCGCCGTCGCTGATCAACGACGATGTTCCGGTCACATACTACACGCTTGGGCTCACGCCAGCGGCCATCGTGATCGACCAAACCGACGATTTCACGTCGAACGTCGATACGGACAACGGCAGCGAGAATATCAAGCGGACGGTCCAGTCCGAATGGTCGTTCGAACTCGGCCTGAAGGGTTACGCGTGGGATAAGACGAACGGCGGCAAGTCACCGAATGACGCGGCGCTGGCGGTTTCGACCAATTGGGATCGCATCGTCACGTCGCACAAAGACTTGGGCGGGATCGTCATCGAAACTCAGTAACGGTTGCCGCCGCGACTGTTACGGGTCGGGTTCGGCTTGCGGGCCGAACCCGATAAATAACAGCCGGGAAGCGGGTTGAACAGGAGTTCCCAAATGGCACGTCAAGCGAAGCGCGCGAAGACTGAACGAATTCCGGTCAACAAGCGCGAAGGTTTCGTGAAGGGCTCGCAATCAGCGCAAGGTTCAGCCGCGAAGGCTCCGGTCGAATTGACCGAGGATCAGCGCGAACAGCGGCGCGAGCGACGCATGTTCAAGCGGCGCGCGTCGAAGGTGCTGTTCTTCATCAATGGCGCAATGCCCACGGAAGCCGAATACGCAACGGCTGAAGCCATCGGACCCGGCGCGGTGTTCCGAAACGCACGCAAAATCGTGCCCGGCGCTCCGCTCGAAAACTGCGATGCCGTCGCGGGCGAAGTGCCCGATGACTACAAGATTTTCCCGATGGCCGAAGACGACATGAAGGTCGATCCGAATGCGATGCCTGAAGGTATCGTGTCGCGACCGGAGCGCGGCCATGCCGCTTCGTCGCCGGGCAACGGGCCGGATGATGTTCGCCCCGGAACGGTCGATACCGGCATGGCGCATTTGAGCGGAACCGGATCGTCCAAGCCGGGCGGTATCGACAATCTGAACGCGCCGGGCGCGGGCGAGCCGCCGGATGGCACCGTGACGAACGAAACGCCGCGTTCGCAAGCTGACGAATGGAAGTCGAACAAGCTGAACCCGTAAGGGCGAAGCGAAGGGGAAGCCAATGGCGCAAGTCACAACGGTAACGCTCTACTTCATCGCGGATCGCAACCCCACGTCCGAAGACGTGACGCGCGCCGCTGGCATTCCCGGTATTGTCCGGTTCCGCAACGTTCGCGAAGATGATGGCGAAGTCGAGGAAGCGGATCAGGTGACTGCCGGCGACGGCGTGACTATTCCGTCGCAATACTCCAATCAGACGGACTATCCGCGAGCATCGCCGGAAGCGCCGTTGTCCATCCTGATCGTTCCCGATGCGCCGACAATCGATCTGTCGAACGCCGAACCGTTGCGGCTTCGCGCAATGGCGAAGTGGCGCGATGGCACGCAAACAGACGTGACGGAAGCTTGCACTTGGTCTTCCGGCACGCCGGGTAGCGCAACCGTGTCCAACTCCGCCAACACAAAGGGCAACGTCGCGCCCGCTGGCGTCGGCACAAGCGTTATCACGGCAACGTATCCCTATGCGGCTCCCGGCGTGACCGGCGCGGCTTATGCGGCCGGCACTGTGACCTTCTCCGGTGTTCCGGCGGCGGACGGCAATGTTGTGGCTGGCGATATCACCTACACCTTCAAGGCAACGCCAGCCGCGACCGGCTCCGCAACGGCGGTGCAAGTCAAGATCGGCGCAACGGCGGCCGAAAGCGCGGTCAATCTTCTGAACGCGATCAATGCGCAAACCGGCAAAGGAACGCGCTTTTCGTCCGATGCGCCGGCCAACGCGAAGGTGCGCGCGACGCTGCGAGCCGACAACCCGCTTATCATCGATCTTCAGGCGGATGAAATCGGAACGGGCGGCAACTCCCACGCGCTCACAAAAACCGCGACGAATGTTGCCGTGTCCGCTGCTACGCTTACCGGCGGCGCGAATGCAACGACCGGCATTGCCGATACGGCAACCGTCACTGTTGTTGCGTAGCGGCGAGTTCGGAGATGATGAATGGCGTTGGTTGTCGAAAGTGGGAGCGGCGCGGTAGCCAACGCCAATTCATACGCTGATCTAGCGTTTATCCGCGCCTATAACTTGGCGCGCGGGCGCGAGTTCACCGACGATGACGATATCGGGAACGCGCGAGCCATACAGGCGATGGACTATCTTGAAAGTCTCGCCTATCAGGGCTTTCGAACTTTCGGGCAAGATCAACCGTTGTCGTGGCCACGTGAAGACGTGTCGCTATACGGCGATTGGTTCCCCAACGACGAAATCCCCATACAACTGAAGAACGCGCAAGCTGAACTCGCTTGGCAGAGCCAAGCCGGTATCGTGCTGTTCCCGACGCAATCCGGGCAACAAGTTAAGCGCCGGAAGATCGGACAGCTTGAACGCGAGTTCTTCGCGCCGTCGCCCGCCGGGCCGTATATGCCAGCCGTTGACGCATGGCTTGCGCCACTACTCGAAACAAGTGGCACGGCGCTACGGGTCGAACGCGTCTGATGGACTACACTGAAGACATAGCGGCGGCACTAGAAGAAATCGAAGACGCGGGCGCGGCTTGCACGTTCTTTTTGCCCGCGACGAAGCGAGACAGTTCGAAGCCTTGGGAGGACGCGGCGACAACGAGTGATCCAACTTCAAAGGAAATACAAGCAACAGGCTTCGTTGCTTTCTTTCCAGCCGGACGGATCGGAAAAGAGGGAATAACGCGGAGCATGTTCAAGGGGAACGAAATACCGGATGGCTTTCAAGTCGGCTACGTTCCAAGCACGCCCGTTCTGAACCCCAAATGGTTCTGTCGCCGCGACCTAGATTTGAAAGTGTGGGCAATTCAAAGTATTGACCCGCTGAATGTCAACGGTCAACTGATCTATCAAACCGTGTTGTTTCAAGAACTGAAAGCATGACAGATAAAGAGGCAACAGACGAAATCGACACCTTAGTCTTAACGGCTTGGGATGCCGGAGCCTTGGCAGCAATTGAGAACGATACGCTTGGAACACTCGAATGGCAGGGTCGCACATCTGAGGAAAAACCGGATGGCTTTTGGGCGCGTGTAACGCAACAAATCGTTTCGCAGGCGCAAAGGTCATTGGCGGATGAAAATACGTTTGGAGCTAATCAGAAGCGGTATGAAACGCATGGCGTTGTGACTGTGCAAGTCTTTGGACCGTCGCGTTCGAAGAATGCTTTCCGCAAAGGCGATGCGCTTGCTTCGCTTTTGCGTGACGCATTCCGAACGGCTGGACAAACCGGCAATGTTTGGTATAGCAACGCTCGGAAGCGTTACTTGACTATGGACGGCGCTGAACTTCGGTGGAATGTCGTTGCTGAATTCAGCTATGATACCATCGTGTAACGAAGGGGAATAGATCATGGCGCGCAAAGTTATCAGCGGCGGCATTACTGGCCTGTCAATGCGCTTTATGACGGACCTTGCGTCGAATGGCGGCACCGCTAAGACGCCTTGGTTCGGAATGGAGCCGAATTCATACGCTGATTACGGCGGCCAAGTTACGACCGTGACGCGGAACCCGATTTCGCGTTCGCGCCAGCGGAAGAAAGGAACCGTGACGGACTTCGATGCGTCCGGCGGCTTCAATCACGACTTCACACTTCGCCAGTTGCTTCGCCCGCTATCGGCGTTCTTTTTCGCCAATCCGTTTGAGAAGCCCACAACTGCGCCGCTGTTCAGCGATGCCATTCCGATCACGGCAGTTACCGCCGCGACCGGCTATGCCGTGGACAATTCGCCGGACCTTGGCTTTCTCGTGAACCATCTCGTTTATATCGAGGGGCATAGCGAGCCGTCGAACAATGGGCTGAAAAAGATCACTGCGGCTTCAGCGACGCTCATTCAGACTTCGCCCGCGCCAGTTGACGAAGCCGCTCCGCCAGCCGCCGCAAAGATCACGGTTGTCGGATACGAGTTCGCCAGCGGTGACGTTGCCCTTCGCGACGAGCCCGCGTATGCGGCTATCGACGCGGTTGACGATGCGAACGTCAATCTTGCTTCACTTGGATTGCATCAAGGCGAATGGTGTTTCGTCGGCGGCGACGCGGCCGGCAATCAGTTCGCGGGCGTGGTTCCGTTCTATGCTCGCGTTTCAATCGATCAAGCGCCGACTGATGATGTTCTTCGGTTCGACAAGACGACTTCGACCATCGTTGACACGGACGGAGCCGCGAAGACCATTCAGATATTCTTCGGCACGTTCATTCGGAACATGCTCGAAAGCGAAATCATCTCGGCCGGCGACGTTATGCGCCATATCATGCAATTGGAGCGGACGCTTGGCTCCGATGGTGTGGGCTTTCAGTCGCAAATTCTTGACGACGCGATTGCGAATTCGCTCACCTACACGCAACCGCTTTCAGACAAGGTTTCGGCCGATCTGACGTTTGTTGCGTTGGATGAACAGTTCCGTTCCGGCACTGATGGTTTGCTATCCGGCGCTCGCGTTTCGGCGCTTGGCGAAGCCGCGTTCAATTCGTCAACGTGCGTCTTCCGAACCCGCATGGCGATCCTTGACCCTGACACGCTCAATCCTTCACCGCTGTTCGCCTATGTTCAGTCAATCGAACTCACGATTGAGAACAACGTTACAGCGGTCAAGGCGCAAGGCGATATCGGCGGTATCGACACGGTTGAAGGTGACTTCGCGGTTGGCGGATCGGCCACGGTCTACTTCAGCACGGTCGCGGCGGTCGATGCCATTCGCGGCTATTCGGACGTGACCTATGACACGATCATGGCGCAGCAGAACACGGGTTACGTTTGGGACGTGCCATTGCTCGGATTGGGCAATGGACGCTTGGAAGTGGACAAGGACGAACCAATCACTGTTCCGCTCGATATCGGAGCCGCTGAGAACTTCGCGGGCTTTACAGCATCGCATACCAACTTCCGGTATCTTCCCGACGCCGCCATGCCAGCGGTTGTTTCGTAAGATTGGGTTTTCGGCCTAGACAGGAAGCCAAGGCCGGGTCACACTCCCGGCCTTGTTTGTGTCAAGTTGGGAGTGTGATTTAATGATCCGGTTGGATATGGAGAAGGTCACTGGCGGCGTTATCGTCAAGTTCGACTTCAACCCGCCAAAGACGGCCGATGAAACTGACGAGCAAGCCAACGCTCGGTTCGCTGGAAAACAGCAATGGGCGAAACTGGCGTGCATGGACCTAAACGCCAACCGGCGCTATCAGAAGCGCATGGAAGTGCTGTCCAAGCCCTATCGTCGGCAAATCCAACTCGGAACGATGGACGATGACAAGGCGGACGAAATCGCCTTGAAAGGCTTCCTTGAAATGATCTTGCTCGATTGGGGCAACATTCCAATCCCCGGCGCTGTTCCGTTCAACGTTGAAGGCGCTCGCAAAATTCTGTCCGAACCGGAGTGGCGCATCTTTTACGCTGATCTTCGCGACGCCGCGAGCAACGTCGAAGAATTCGCCAAGGTGGAGCGGGAGGAAGACGTAAAAAACTAATCGACGTGCTGCTGTATGAACTCTCGTTTGGGCAGCACGAAAAATCAATAGCACGGCAGTCCGCGCAAGCCCGTGAACCGCTACCTGAAAGGATAGCCAACGCTCCGCAGTTGCTTGAAGGATTAGAACTCTATCACGATGCGTTCTTTGATCTGGACACGACGCGAAGTCACATTCACGGGTTCACGCGGATATCGATCTTAGATACGAAGGCTTACGCCGAAGCATGGGAGTTTGACGAAGAACAAACAGCAATGCTCTTATACGTGGTTCCCCGGATGGATACGGAGCTAATCACGTATCTGAAGTCGAAAAGGGTGACGACAAGCGCGAATGCCGAACCTTCAGCATCTAGCAATGCGGCTCCGCCAAAGAGCCGCCGCCGTTGAAAGCATCGGTCCAACCGTAGCGCGCGAAGTCATGCGCGCAATCGCGCATGATGTTGTTCCCCACACGCCGGTTGACGAAGGGCATACCGTGTCGTCATGGGAGCTAGGCGTTGGCGTTCCGCCGGACGCGGATCGGCAAGCACACGTGCCCGGCAGGAACGGCTCTACAGCCTCAGAGAACCGTTCCCTTACCCTTGCGGCCATCGATGCCGTCTTGGCCGCTCCTAAGCGCGCTGGCGTGCCCTATGTGCTGTCCAACGCTTCAGCGGCCATTGGCTACCTGAATGACGGTAGCTCACGCCAAGAGCCGGCCGGATTTATCGAGCGCGCAATCCTTGTGGGCAGGCTGAAACTTCGCGAGTTGAACGCGAAAGGTTTAAGGCGTGGCTGAAGAACGCTTTGACATTGAAGTTGTCGATAAAGTCGCGACAACTGTTGAACCGAAACTTCGGCGCATTGCTGATACGGCGGAGCGTGGCTATCGCGCCGTTGATCATCTCAATCAATCACTATCCGGTGTCAATGGACGGGCTCTAAACCAAGTCGCGCGGGCGGCGAATGCCAACTCTCAGGCTTTACTACGTCAAGCCCAAGCGACCGCAGCAACTCAGCGTGCCAATGCGTCAGCAGCAACAGCAACCGCAAGGCTTGCGCAAGCGCAAGCTACGCAAGCAAGATCGGCTTCACAAGCCGCAATCTCGCAACAGAGGCTTGCCCAAGCGACGGCAAACACGGCTCGCGCGCAAACACAAGCGGCAGCGGCGGCGGCAAGGCTCCAACAGCAACAGCAACGCTTAAACCAAACTGCAAGTCGTGGCGCTACTCAGCTTTCCGGTCTAGGAAGCGGAGCGGCGGCATATTTCAGCGGGCGTGAAATCTTGCAAGCGGCCGATGCGTATCAGTTGCTTCAGAACCGTCTTCGTTCGGTGACTTCAAGCGAGCAAGAAAGGCTTGCCGTTCAAGAGCAAGTTGTTCGCATCGCCAATAAGACGTTTCAATCGACCGAAGGCGTTGCGATCCTCTATCAGCGCCTTTCCGGCGCAACGAAGTCACTGAACCTTGAACAGAAAGACTTGTTCACGCTTATTGAAAACGTGTCCAAGGCGTTCGCTCTATCCGGTTCGACGGCGGAGGAAGCGCGCGGCGCAATCATCCAATTGTCGCAAGCCATCGGATCGGACTTTAAGACTTCAAGCCAAGAACTGAATACGATCCTAGAACAAGCGCCTATTGTCGCTGATATCTTCGCTCAACAACTCGGAACCACGCGCGGGCAAATCAAAGCGCTCGCTAAGGAAGGCAAGCTTAGCGCCAAAGACTTTATCAAAGCATTTTCCGATAGCGGCAAAGGTATCGAGGAACTTAAACTGCGCTTTGACCAATTGGTTCCAAGCATTAGCCAAGCTGGTCAAGTATTCGCGAACAACTTCCAACAAGCGATTGGAACCATCGGTGAAGTGACCGGCGCGTCCGACACGCTATCTAAATCCATTATATTTCTATCTAACCATATGGAAGCTGTTACGTTTGTGGCTACAGCGCTGTTCCCGATCCTGATTGCCGGGTTCGTGCGCTCTCAGATCGCAGCGGCGGCTTTCAATGCTACCGTGCTTCGAAATCCGCTTCTGATCGGAGCGGCTATATTTGCCGGTGCTGTTGCTGGACTGGCCGCGTTCACGCAAAAGAGCGAATTCGCTAAAAAGATTTGGGAGCAACTTACGCCAGTTGTTCAGCGGTTCTTTGACACGTTCACGGGCGGGCTCGCAAGTAGCGGCTTCGATCAATGGTTGACCAACGCAACATTCGGCTTGGCTGCTGTTGGCGACGGGATCGATACACTTACGCTTGGCTGGACTAACTTTGGGGAGAACACGCTTCGCACTGCAATGAATATGCAGAATGGCTTGAACAATGTTAGTAAGTCGGCGGGGAATACTGCCGCGCATCTTGAAACCATTTCGCAGCACAATACGCGCGTAGGAACCACGGCGGAGGATGGCATTAAAGAAATGGAGAAATACAACAAAGTCAAGATGGACAATGCGATTGCTCAATTGAAGAAAATGCAGGAAGCGACTGAAGCGTTGCGGCAAAAGACGCTCTCAACGCTTGACGCACTGCGGGCTCTTGCGGCGGCTTCGTCCAGCGAAGATTACGCCGGCCATAATCCGTTCATCTCAGAGTTCGGCTTGCGTGGCGATCCGAACAAACAATACCAATCCGTGTCCGGTATCCGAGTTGATAAGAAAGCATACGGCGGACCAATTCGCGGGCCGGGAACAAGCACGTCCGATAGCATTCCCGCGATGCTGTCAAACAACGAATACGTCATGCCCGCGCGTCAAGCGCAGAAGCATATGCAGTTGCTTGAAGCTGTTCGGAAGGGCACTATTCGGCACTACGCGGAAGGCGGCAAGGTCGGCAATCGTCAAGGCATACAAGGTCCGAGGATTGAACCGAATATTGCTGATAGTGCTGTATTCCAGAAATCAAAGCCAATCGACAATTATGATCCGCTTAGTATCTTCGCGGCGGAGCATCACACGACAAAGGATGCTCTAAGGGCGTCCGGCTACGGCTACACGCTCAATCTGTCCAAACAGAAGGGTATTGTTCCGTTCCTTGTCTATCGCGGGCCGGATCAATTCTCTGATGATATCAAGAACAGTCTTGCGGAGAGCGCCAACAATATCAAACAATGGGGCGTTGAACTTTCCGCTTGGTGGGGCGAAACGAAGCCCACATTGCCGGATGGCTCCGCCGCTAAGCGCGATGCGACTACACTCGTATCCGATTGGCAAAAGGAAATCCAAAGCTACATGATTGATCCGTTCCCGGTGAAGCCGGACGGAAGCGCAACGCCCAACGGCAAATTTGGAAGCTATCTGAACACGTTCCAAGAAACGCGCAACGATCTGATGCATAATGCGGCGCTTGCGGGTCTATTGAACAAATCGCCGGTATGGTCCGACACACTCGGAAAATATGTCGATTATCGCGGGCCGTCCTATGGCGATACCATTCAATTCGGCGGCGCTCCGCGCGCTCCGCTCGATTACTCGAAAAAGACGGACGCGACGGATAGTGTGGGCTACAGCAGAGGGATGCTAGCAAAGCTTCCGCTGCATATCCGCGATGGTATTGGGCTCGCGAGCCGCAAGGACGTGCGTGAAGGCTTCCGTGAAGGTGGATCGTTCCTTGTGCCCGGAACCGGCGGGCCGGACAGTCGCGCAATTGGTATGATGGTATCGCCGGGCGAGGAAATCAGCGTTCGCACGCCAGCGCAACAACGTTCAGGCGATACAACGGTTGTGGAGCACGAAGTCCATATTACGATGAATGTGAAGGACGCTGCGAGCTTCAACAAATCACGTAAGCAAATCGTTCGCGATCTGTCGCGCGAACTTGACGCATTTAGGCAAACGGGATGAGCTATCACGACATTCGCTTGCCGGTCGATATCGAACGCGGCTCCCAAGGCGGGCCGTCGTTCTTCACGGCTGGCGTTGTGTCACCATCGGGTCATTCCCAACGCAATCAGCATTGGGAAGACGACTTGCCGAAGTGGAATGTCGGATACGGCATTCAGCGCGCAAGTGAGTTAGAAGCTGTTTACGTCCATTGGTTAGGGCGGCGCGGCGGAGCGCATTCATTTCCTTTCCGTGATCACGCGGACTTTCGAAGCGGGCCGGTCAACACGCTTGTTCCAATTTTCCAAGGCAACGGCGACGGCGTTGTTGACGATGTTGGTTTCCCCGGTCATCGCGCGGGAACGGCCGATTGGCAGTTGATCAAAACATATGGCGATACCGCCAATCCATATTATCGGCAAATCTTTAAGCCGATCCTTGCTGGCGTCCAATACTATGTTGATGCCGTGCTTACCGCTGTAACGCATATAAGTGACGGAGTATTCCGCTTCGCTAATGCTGACATTCCGTTGGCAGGAAAAGAAATCACTGCGCAATTCGAGTTCGATGTTCCTGTCCGATACTTGACTGATGACTTCCCGCGCGTGCTGAATTCATTCAACGCATATTCCGCTCCGTCAATCGATATCGTCGGCGTGCGACCGCCGAATTACTAATGAAAACCGTATCGGGCGGCTTCAACACTGGACTTCAGCGCACCGTCACGACGCTTGCGCAACTGTTACGCATTACCCGGCGCGACGGCGTGATCTATAGGCGAAGCACGGCCACGCGCCGTAAGACGTTCGATGGTCAAGTCTACTTGCCGGGCGGCTTCGATCCAACCGACATATCGTCAACGTTCCAAGACGGTATCGCTGATCTTGAAATTATTGCTTACTTCGACGGCGAGCTAACCGAAGACGATGTTCGGTTCGGCAAGCTGGACGATGCCAAAGCGGAAATAATGTGGGGAGATTGGGAAACTCCCGGCAACGGCACCATGAAAATGTTCAATGGTATCGTGGCGAATACTGAAATCACTGATGATCGAACCGCTGTCAAGTTCTCGCTTGCTGGACAGATATCGACGCTTACCGGACCTATGGGCGAAGTGCGTTCGGCAACTTGTCGCGCGATCTTCGGGGATGAACGTTGTAAGGTCGATATCGAAGCTTTGAAGCTTACGACCGCTGCAATCGAACTGGACGGCGCTGAACTCACGGTTCAAATGGCCGGGGCAATCGTTCCGTTGCAACACACTGATGCCCACAAGGATTGGCGTTTGCTTCTGTCTCGCTATGACCTTGGCGAGCTACGGGGAGCGGGCTACACGTTCGCGGCGGAGATAGAGCTACGATCCACGGTCGGGGGCGCTAACGCCGCTGTAGGGGGCACTGCGAGCGCCAGCGTCAACACCGCGACGGCCGGGAACGCCTTCGACGGCGACGCGGCGACTGGATGGTTTTTCAACGGATCAACCGCTTGGATAGCTTATCACAAAGCAACTCCGTTCGCGGTTCTTGAATACACCTTTAAGACGCGGGAAGCACTCGCCGGGCCGCGTAGCATCTTCCTTCAGTATTCGGACGATGATGGTGTCACTTGGAATAACGTTATCGGTATGGGCTTCACCGATTTGACGTTTACCGCCAGCGAAACAAAGACGTTCAGCATCGTCAACGAGGATAACGATATCCTCCCTGAAGACGCTTTCGCGTTTGGAACAGTTCTGTTCGGAGCGGGAGCCAACAATGGAGATAGTATCACGATTGCGAGCGTGACCCGCGAACTTGACGAATTGATCATCAATTTGATGCTTCCGCCAACGTTTCCAGTTGCGGAAGACGATGTTGTTTACGTCTATCCCGGCTGTATGAAAACAGTCGCTATGTGTAAGTTCTATCGCAACATTGAGAACATGCGAGCCGAACCCTATACGCCAACCGCTCTATTTCAGGGGCAAAATAGGGTCACGCAATGACGACATACTTCGACAGATTTGGCATTCACTCTTATACTGGCAAATCGAGCACTCGCTATAGCTATGCGTATTCGGAAAGCATTGTCGCTTCGACCATCGGACAGCCGATACCGATTTCGCGCGGTTATCGCATGGTCAAAGGTCAGTTGATCTTTTCGACTTCGGTTCTTCAGGAAACACGCGCCGTAACGACCAACTACGCGCATCAACGCACGCTCTATCAGTGGATCACAAACAACGCTGATAACTTTTGGGGAAACACTACACTCGATAAGCTTCCCGAAGATACAACCGATATCGAAACAACCGGCCTTTTCGTTGATTGCGCCATCGGGTTCGGTCAAGCATTGAACCCTGAGATTACAGCGAAGATCGTTGAACTTCGCGCCGGTAACACCGTGCTCTATACAGCCGTTGGCGGAGCTACGGCCGCGCTTAAGTCAATGGGCTTCACGCTCTACACTGGCACCGAAACGCAATTGCCCGATCCGCTACTAGAGAGCTATCAGGGCGTTGGCAACATGCCAGCGTATCGCGGCGAAATTTATGCTGTATTCAAGCGCCTTGATCTGATGGCATTCGGCGGAGTGTTGCCCGACATTTACGCGGTCATTGCGGACGTTGGATCAACATCGTATGCCGCTCGCGAAATCGTTCCAGCCGCCGCTAACGTCAACACCGATCTTGCCGCCTTTGATCCTGCCAAGAATACCGCCTATTGGGTAGCTGGCGGCGGAACGCAACTCTATAGCATCGATACGCGCCGTGGACAGATTTCAGGCGTGATCGGAGTTCAAGGCGGCGTTGGTGGCTTGCAGTCGAATATCTGTATTGCCGAATGGGCAGGGCTCTTGATTGGCACGGACCCGAACCCGTTCAACGTCGAACCGATCTATAGTTGGGATTTGGAAACGGGCCGAAAGCTTGGAACGTTCGGCTTCGAAGCGCCCGCTTCGACTTCAAGCACGCATGAACGGTTCGCGACTAGCCGGTTTATGATCAGCCAAATCGCTTACGGCGGGGAAGGGAACCCGCCGGTTACTTTCGTCATTACTTCATCGATCTTCAACGATCTAGGATGCTTGACGGTTACGCCCAACGGCACAATCGAGTATTGTGGGCACAAGACTGGCGGTCCCGCCTGTTTTCACGGTTGTCGTGGACCCGTATATAAGCAAGGTTCATTCGTCTATCTTGCCGATGATGACAGCAAGATTTACGAAGTTACCTTTTCCAAGGAACATAAGCTTCGCAAGCCGAACGGCGACGGCGATTTAGACTTTCCCACAACGCCAAGCGGCGCTTACAGCGGAACACCTTGGAAGGACTTAGAGGCGGGCGACATTCAAGCGCTTCATTACTTTGGAGCCGATGACAGCTTGCTCGCTTTCGTCAAAGACATTGCCACGTTTGATAAGGTCTATAAGATTGATCGCGCCACACGTGAAACGATTTGGGTAAAGCAGATCGATAACGCCGGAGCGAATATCAGCAAAATCCGGCATTTGTCGGTTCTTGGGTTTGGCTTCATCACGTGGACCGCGAGCGGTCAAGTCTACAGCATTGATGCTGTTACGGGCGAATACAGCGGCGCGCTATCGGTGTTCGATGCTGTTGAAGGCGTGAACAATGACAGCGACTATTTCTTTGACTTCATAACTGGAAAGTTCTTCGCGCATAGCGCTACAGATAAGGTCATCGAAAGCAAGGGAGCCGGATCATTCGGCGCTCGCATCGAGCTAGCCACACTTATAACAGAGTTGGGCGTTTTTGTTGGCTTGACGGAAGATCAGATTACGGTTGACGCTCGGATCACGGATTTGGTTGATGGCTTGCTGTTGGAAGGCTCGGTTGATTTCTTCGATTTCATCCGTGCAATAGGCGAAGCTTTCGGCTTCACGGTTACAGAGAGCGGCGACGGGATCAAGTGCGCCAAGGATACGATCACAACCGGCGAGGAAGCGCCCGCGTTGACCTTGGACGCTACAGCGCTCGCCACGCGAGACAGATCAGACTTCCCGGTCAACAACAATGATCCGTTCTCAAATGCCGGCGTGATCACAACGCGCAAACCGGATACGGACGTTGTTGAAGCGATAAAGATCACATACACGGACGCGGATTACGATTTCACTGTCAATACAGTTCAGCAGTTCCGCAATCGACTTCCGAACGTGATCAG